ACTGTGGCCTTGGGAATCCACCGCCTGGCATCGTTGGCGATCCAGGATTCATTGGCCCACCACCTCCGCCACCGATATCAATAACTCCACCGCCACCAGCTCCGGCACCCGCTGCACCAAAGTTAAGTAGCAGATCAGTGATATCCTTTTGGCTTGGGTATTCGTCTTGGATACGCTCGATCATTCCAAGCTTCTCTTTACCAATCTGACTGATGTCTCGGCCACCACGTTCAAATGCACCAAGACCACTCTGACCAAGATTCAGCTGACCACTTAGATTTGCAGCAAGCTGGCCGGTCAGGGCACCAAGCCCCTGACCGCCTAACTGAGCATCGATACCTGTCAGCTGCTGTCGTCCCGCACCAAGGGCACCAAGGCCTTGTCCCATCAGACTTACATTTGCACCAAGCCCCTGACCAAGTTGTCCTATCTGCCCACCGAGTGCCTGCTGACCGAACTGACCACCACTACTTAGTAATGCCCGATTACCTTGTGCCAGATCACCAAGACCAGCTAGTCCGGTTTGAAGGTTTGCACCTTCTCGTGCAGCGTTCATACGTGCTAATGCATCAGATTCAGCACCCGTTAGACGTTCGCCTGAAGCAACTTTACCAAGCACATTCTGCATCTGTGCGCCCATGCCCGCACTGCCAAGTGCTGTGCCAGCGGCAAGTCCACTACGTTGCAACGCATCCACTGCACGCTGCTGATCACCACTAAGCTGAGCAAACTGGCTTGCCTGTTGTGCTCTAAGGTTATCATCGAGTTGGCCTAACGCGCTTTCTCTCTCACGCATGCTGCCTTCTCTGATACCACGGATCATGTTCGCTCGGGCTGTGGTGTTACCAAGTCCTCGTCGAACCATATCCTGCTCGGCACGACTGATGTCACGTTTCAGCCGATCATCGAAAGATCGGTTGATATCTTTTCTTCTACCTTCACCGAGCCGTTTAAGCATATCCATGCCTTCGGTTAAGCGGTCGCCATAACGACCGCCTGCCTCGGTAGCAGCCTGTCCGTATTCACCACGCTCCTGACCACGCGCCTCCCCGACTAATCCAGCAAGTGATCCACCAGCTGCATCGTGAGCACCAAGCTGACCGGCTGTGCGACCACGCAGATTCTCCAGCAAGGATTCGCCACCACGCCCGATTAAATCCTGCTGCCCTCTGCCGAGTTGCTCAAATCCACGTTGTTGTGCTCCCAAGCCCTCTCGGAATTCACCAAGCACAGGGTCAGCCTGTTGTCTGGCAAGATCACCGATCTGGCCTACGTTACCCTGCACAGCATCACCGATTCGACCACTAGATGCATCGTATCGTTTTAGTAGATCCTGCAATCTGTTCTCACCACGACCGAGGATTCCACCACGTTCACCACTGAAGAGGCGACCGATTGATTCCATATTCTTAGATGTCAATCCACCCAATCGTGATCCGAGATCCTTATAACCACCCATCAAATTGCCGAGGTTTGAATCAGCCTGATTACCCAACTCATCGAAGCCGGTACGCAACTGACGCTCACGCTCAAGGTTACCGGCCAGACCACGTTCTCTCGCACCACGATATTCATCGACGATGTTAGCTAATAGCTTTTGCAGTGGTGATAGGTTTGAACCAGCGATTGCATTTCTGCGGTCCTGCCAGTCAGCTTTGCCAGGTATGTCCGGACGATCACCTCTGCGACCGGTACGACCTCCTCGGTTATCAGGCAGGTTCCATGGATTTTGATGACGACTTGTCGGCCATCTTGTTTGATCCGCTCTGTCTCGTGCGTTATTTCTGATCATACCGAATGTCCTTGGCTCTTGGGTTGGTTGCTGGGTAGCTGGTTGCGTTTGACCTTCCACAGCCTGCCTTAATTGGGCAGGCTGTTGGGCTGGTTGATCTTGTCTCTGGTTCTCGGGACTCGCTTGCTCTAGCGTGTCTCTAAGTGCTCCAAGAGGTTGACGCACTTCTGGGGAATCTGCTGGCTGCTCGACTTGAGTCTGAGCCTGTGGCTGCTGCTGACCTTCAGCTTGCTCAGCAATGCTCTTAAGCGGGCTTGGCTGTTGATCTGGCTGCTGCGGTTGTTGTACAGGTTGCTGTTCTGGCTGCTGTACAGGCTGTTGCTGCGGTTGCTGTTGAGGCGGCTGCTTCTGCTCCGGTTGTTGCGTTGGCTGTTGTTGTAGCACAGACTGGTTAATAGATTTCTGTTGAGAATTATTTAGTCTTTTAAATAAATTCTGTGCTCTGACTTTCTCTCTGCCGGACAGTTGCGATGGTAGCTTGTTACCAAACTCACTTTTGTAGCGATCTGCGAGAGTCGGTTTTGCCGGTTTATCTGCTTTTGCTTTGCCTTGGAAATAGGACTGAGCATTTTGCGCAGCCGACCCTGTGTCTTTTGTATACTTTCCACCGACATTTCCACGATTGCTTATGCCAGTAAACTTTTTAGATTTCAACTTGAGACTGTCAGCAATGCGAGAATAATTATGACGTATGTCTACGTTTTTATTTTTCGGATCTCGCTTCCATTTATTTAATTTCACAGCGTCGAGTTCTTCTAATTCCGACTGACCACCCTCACGATGCTTGCGTCTGGCTAACTGGTCTGCTTCTTTATCTTTGAACCACTGCTGCTCTGCTGCCTTAAGCTCAGCATCTGTGCCTTTGCCTTTTGCCCAATCTGGTAGATTATCAAGGCTACGCTCTCGATTACCACGCCCTACCTTATTTCTCTTTTTTCGGGCATTTGAAACTGCAATTCGTCCAGCTTCACCGCCACCAGCCTCATCAAATATCTTCTTATCTCGTGCTTTCCTTTGTAAATATATATCTACGTCACGGTAGGACCGATCTCTTTCTGCAAAGGGTGCGTCTGAATCTCGCCACTTGCTTTCCAAAAACGATGCACGCCTGCCTTCTGCTTCTACCCTATCTCTCTCAGCCTGCTGTTCTGCACTTAGTTCGGGTTTTTTTCTATTCCATTGATTTACATTCTCATTTTTGATTTTGTCATAGTAGCCTTTGAAATCACCATCTACTTGCGATAGATCCTCTAGTGCCTGTGCAGTTTTCGCACCACCATTAGGAATGTTTTTGTATCTGAGCCTTACTTCTTTCTCGCGGGATTTATTGAACGCCTGTTGCGCCTTGTCCACTTCATACCATGTCTTTGAATCCATATCATCCCAAGAGGGATGCTTCTGTTTCAAAGCAGCTAGTTCTGCCCCTAGACGATCACGTTCTTTCCTCGCTTCACCCCACCCTACTTGCCTGCCACGATCATATTTTTCTGTTCTATCATGCCTACTCTTGACGTGCTCCTTGGCTTCCCCACGCGCCCCATAACGCTCGCCTTTGATATATCTTTGACCGTCAGCATCTAGCAGTCTTCCGGCTCTATCTTTATTTACAACCATCTAACTGATCGCTCCTCCAGCTGATGTATACCAAGTACCGCTGTAATGTATTACGAGATATGGATTCCCAGCCGGTTTGTACAATGCAATCTCACCGTGCGTTCCAACGCCAGCTAGATCGGTATATATGTTCACAATGAACGTACCCTGCAACTGAACCAAATCTGGATCTGTCGTACTTAGTTTCGCTGAACCACGTCGCGCTCTGGCATTAAGCCCAGGAGTACGTGGATGTCCTTCTATTAACCCCATCCGTACCTCAGGTTTCTACGCTGCCGTGCGAGATTAGCTAGATTGCCAATCGTTCTGGATTGTGATCGTCCCTGCCTTGGGGCAAACTGACGAGCTTTAGGTTGCTTCTGAGACATCTGCATCATGGGGTTCTGCCCGTACATGTTACTGCTGAAGCTAAAGTCCTGATTGATCTGTGGCTGCTGTTGACCACCATAGGGAGACATCATTCCAAAACCACCGCCGTAGCTCGGTGGAGTGGGTGAAGTCGGAGATGGCATTGGACTAGGAGAAGTAGGCCTTGGTGATGGTTGTCCTATCGGTCCACCTCCTGTTGGTCCACCTCCTATCGGTCCACCTCCGATAGGCCTACCGTCACCACCTGTACCTCCGCCACCGCCACTAGGACCACCAATGTCTTGTGTTCTGGTTGATGTACTAAATCCACCAGTGGGTCCGAAGCTCTGGGGAGGTGTTCTGTTGAAACCTCCACCTGCTCTGGCTGTGCCCATACCGCCACCGACATCAGGTGAATCGCTCATATCGGATTCGGCTGAGGGTTGGTTGTTAAACGCACCACCAACCGTTCCCTGCTGGTTCCCAGACACAACATCTGTCCGTGATTGCATTGGCTGACCGAGTCCTGCGCGTGCGCCCTGTTGCGTTTGCTGTCGTCGAAGATCAGCCTGATCCTGCTTTTGATAAGCACCTCGCGGATCAACTCTACCCGTTGCTGCCACCTGACCAGCTGAGCCACCTCCACCGCCCATCATTCCACCGCCCATCATTCCACCTTGGCCGCTACCGAACCAGCTACCCATGGCACCACCGCCCATGCCGCCGCCGGTCCTATCTCTACGTGGTGCCAAAGTAGGCACACCGTCTGGTATACCACCACCGCCTGCACTAACCACCCCACCGCTCTGAGGCATCTGTTGCTGCGGTTGCTGAGGTATATTATCCCATTCACCCGCTCTGATTCCGGCTACACCGCCACCACCGCCACCAGTCCTACGTCTACGTGGTGCTGGATCTTCGAATATCCCACCGCCCTGAGGAAGCTGTTGGCGGGGTTGCTGAGGTACATTATCCCATTCACCCGCTCTGATTCCGGCTACACCTCCACCACCTCCCATACCGCCACCCATGCCACCCATGCCAGACATGCCGCCCATTGGCCCTGAGTTAGCACCGCCATGGATACCCATGCCACCCATACCTCCACCCATGCCACCGAAACCGACACCACCTCCGAAGCCACCCATGCCGCCCATGGGGCCTGCGTTAGCACCACCGTGTATGCCAAAGGAACCGCCCATGCCTCTCGCGGTGTCCATCCGGACTCCGCCACCGCCTCCCATGCCGCCGCCCATGCCACCAGCATCAAAGCGAGAGACACCTTGGCCCCCCCTGATCCTGTTAAGCATGTCAAAAGCTCTTTGCGTGGCTGCTTGTTGTTCGGGGGTATTAAGAACTGTCATAATTCACCTACCATTGTCTCTGACGGGGACCGTCAAAGCTGTTAAGTTCCAAGCCAAGGAATTCATATCCCCAAGCTTGCGCGTCAGTGTTATTTCGTAAACGTATAAAAAGATCGTGACCAACGGCTCTCCGTCGCTCACTCTTGTTTCTGCCAGCTACCCATGTACCGCTAACCTTGCTGCTACCAGCTTTTGCAGCTTCTGCTGTTTCGGCTCCGTACACATCAAACGTCACTGGGTTGCTACCTGTTGCTACCGCTGCCTTCATTTCAGTCAGCATTAACTTGGGCCGGTTTGTTAAGGAAACCGGCCCTAACCAGACATAGCTATCAATGGCTACACCATCGTCTGCCTTGGCTGGTGTGTCGTAATCAAACGTGCGTACATAACCGTCCTGACCGCCCATTAAGACAGTACGATCTCCTGCTTCATCACCATCGAACAGGTGAACACACACAGGGTTATGAGTATTGGTGGCAAACTTATCTGCCCACCAGCTTTCATTACGAATGTCATAGAAGTAGTTAGTGGTTGCACCACCACCGAGTGGAGTTAGAAAGACATAGAAGCCTCGCTCTCTGTCGCTCCACACCATACGAACACTTGTCGTGTTCGCATTGTACTGATTCATCCGCTCCTGAATGCTGCGCTCAGTAATGTTGGAAGGTGACTGCCCAGGCCTCATCTGAAATACACCACCTTGATTTCCAAAGAAGTACAGAACTCCCTCGGGACTCTTGCAGTAAGGTCGGCCAAACGGTGCTCCGATTGTGGTGCTGATATTATCCAGTCGACCACCTTCCATGGGATCGCCGGACATCTGCCAGATACTGTGGTCACCAAAGAAGATCAGCACATCATCGCTGTACGGGCACATGGCATTGATGATGTCCTGACTCTTACCAGCGTCAGCGTTGTTACCAGCTACAGCTTGTGTGCTGGATGTCGTTGTGGGTGAATAGTTCCAATTGCGAGCATCCCCCATTGCTGACATATACCAGTTATGAGGGTCACTACTTACACCGGAACAAACAATACGACCTCGCCAAGTTTCAATCAGTCTAGGCTCATTGCTACTATCAATAGGCAATGAGCCACTGGATGCACTCCACGTTGCTACTGTATTAGTAGATGCGGTGTACTGCTTGGTACTTGCACCATCTGCAAAGTACACCACCCCAAACAGTTCAGCTGAGAAGATGTTTGGTACAGAACTACTAAGGGCACCTGACCCGTTGGTGGCTGTCGTAAACGCACTATCAGTCACCTTAGCAACCGTACCATTGGTTACGGCATATGTAACGACAGTCCTTGCGCCCACCTCATTCTGATCAGAAGGGGTGTCTCTGCCGACGACCTGACCGATGTCCTGAACCTTACCATCAGCAGTTCTGGCGTTTACATACTTCGCCAATCCTGCTCGTTGACCACCACGGCTACGCCCTGTCGTTGGTTCAAATGCACGTACATTCTGAACATCAACGGACGTACCCCTTGGCTGTGACTCATAGCCAGTCGCCTCAACCAGCCCGCCTTGCGGCCATGGCATATCGAAACGAGTCTGTCTACGTGCCATTAGCTAAGGGTAGCTCCGTGGTTTGCGATGACTGCCCAGATGATACTTGTTCCCTTGTTGATAGAAATCAACGTGAGAACATCACCAGCGTCTGCCATTACAGCGGTGGTTTCTGAACCTGAACCGGAGTTAATAATCTCTGTACCTTCACCAGTGATTGTGAGATTACCACCATCTGTTTTCAAACAGATAGTAATGATGATCCCTGCACGAGCGGGGGAAGCGATCTTACGTGCTTCAGCACCACCAGTCACCACAGGGCAGATTCCCATCGAGCGATCAACAGGGATCGTTCCACCACTACCTGGATCAAGGATCTCCAGTTCCGTTGTACCGGCAATTTGTTGTAATACGTTGTGTCCTGACATCGCTGCTCCTAAGAACTAATAAGGTGTAAATCGACAACGCCATCGGCATTGCCTACGAGTTTCAGAAAAGCTGCACCCTCAACCTCACTTGGCATTGGATACGCTCTACCAGCTGCTACAGTTGTGCTGACCGCACCACTGCTGTTGTACAACTGGATATAAGTTCCACCCTGCGTGCTGCTAACGTAATACGTAAGCGTGTTGATACTGCTTCCACTTGGAACCAGCATCACCCCCTTGGTAAACCCTTTAAACACAATCGAGGCACTGTCAGCTAAGCTGCTGTCAACACCGAGGCTTGTGATAACTGCGTTTTGTGGTGTGCTATACATTTGCTAATCCTATGGATTGGTGTCGTAAAAGACGTTGCTGTTGTACTTAACGATGTCTCCGTTAAGAGAACGGTTGGCCTGTTCGCTTAACATTGCAGCCTCACTGCCATCGCCGTTGTATCCCATGCGTTCTGGTGTGTTCATCTCTTGGTCGTATGCAATCGATGCAGCTAGACGCTGTTGAAATGCTGCTGAATGAATACCGGCTACGTTATCCATTCGACTTTCCGCAACAGCCAAACAGCTCTCCAAGATGGTTTCTGCATGCGCCTCTCCACCAAGTGGGTATGGCTTTGCCGCAGTCAGCTTGTTCGGTAAAGCATGGTAGCGATAGCTGAGCGTGTATGCTTTGTCTGGCGTGGGCCATAGCATCAGCTGAAAACGCTGACCATTGCCGCCATCAGAACTGATGGGTCTGATGGCAGCTAACTTAGGATCGGTGGTTGTTTCCGAGTAATCACGCTGTCGTAGAATCCTGATTCGATTCTCACCTGTGATCTCAATTGGAAACCAACGATTGTCTGTATTGGCATACGTTAACGGGCCAATCATCCCACCGAAGTTAGCACTGAGTGTGTAGTTCTCAGTGTCAGCCACCGTTGCCAGTGTCGTCGTGGGTTCTAAGAAACTCCACTTATGTCCCTTGGGAGCATTGGGACCAGGCACAGGGTGATAGAACTGACGCAACCCACTATTGATGATCTCATCAATCTGAGTTGTTTCATCACTGGACCAGTTACTACTGGTTCTTTCACCAAGCCAGAACCACCCAACCTCCTTGCGTAGATCGGTAAGGCTCAGGCTTAGCGTGCTCTCCGTGCTGGTGTCTGCCGGTGATCCTAAGGTTTTGATCGTAAATTGGACCGGTACACCACTGGAGTGCGTAAAAAGCAAACCAACCACTGAGGCATTCATCTCAGTGGCTGTGAGGTTTATCGAGTATTGTCCGTTGCCTTCTTCCGCAATGGTGCCAGATAGAGCAGCTTGTGACCCACCATCCTTGGTGTGATACTTGCCTATCGCACTGGCTACACCAGTAAGGGCTGCACCGGAGGTCGCGTTGACCATACCGAATGTAAAGCCTGTTACTGCTTCATTACGGACAAAGCTCATTCAACTGACCTGCTACTTGCTTTTTTGATCGTTGTTTTCTTTATGTCTGGCTTTACGTCTGGCAAATGTTTAGCGAGCGTTACTAAGACAACCTGAAGCGGCCACGCTAACGGGCCGCTGTGTCGCTGGTGATACAAACGATGTGCATCCTCAAGGACTTCAATTTGCTTGTCTGTAAGACTGTCGTTTGTTGCCTCAACCATCTCTTGTAAGAAATATTCCATACCTTTAACCCCTCAAAAAAATAGACTAGCGGGGCGACCATTACAGTCGCCCCGCAGGTCTAAAGCGCACAGGATACGTTAGTTCGCAATCGACTCAACCTGATAGCAAGCGACCCAGTCCACATGGACAATCGGATCGGTTGTTCCGGCTGAATGACACACAAACGTAGGTGTCATTGCAACGATTGGAATCTGTGTAGTGTGAGCAGTTTTAGCAATACCATTCACGTAAGGCGTGATGCTGGTAAGGCCGTCAACTATGAAGCCCAGTTTGAAGTACGTACCGTCTGCCAAAGTGTGAAGACCGGTGGAGCTATCACGGCTACCAGCTTTCTCACTGTGGAAATCAACGGCACCATCATCATCCAGGTGCTCAAAGCAGATATGGTTAGCAGTCGAGTTTGCACCTGACGCTAGGACCGTGGTATCCACTTCAGCCAGACCGACAACTAAGTTGCCGGTATCGCTTCCGCTCGTACCGATATCTGCGATCTTGACGCGAGCTTCGTAGTAGATCTTGCTGTCGGCACTAGCAATAAAGCTGCTAGCTCCGGCGGCTCCACCCATTTGAATCTGAACACCTTGGTTGTCAGTGCTACTTGCTGCATCGAGCAAAAGCACTCCACCCTTGGCGGCAGCATCAAGTGCGGCGGTACCGGCAGTTGCCTGCGTCAGAACCCACTTGTTCTCATCGTCAAAAGTTAAAAAGTCATCAACAAAGCCAAACCCAGCACTCAAACCACCATTGTTGATTTCAGTGATAGGAGCTTGGCCCCAGATATTAGGAGACAGGCCTCGGCGGATGTAACTACTACCTGCCTGCGGTTTTGTATAAAGGTCACCCATTTGATCACCTCTCCTTTTTATTAGGCCACATAACCAACGAAGCATCGTCGTCGGTTTAAGCAGATGAAGTTAAACCAGCTATCAAGGTGTACTTCCCTGACAGTATGCTGGCGTGCCGAACTTTGCGGTGGATGTACTAACATGTCCAATCCCTTTTTGTAGTAAAGGGAGAACACACGGAAGTTAACACCATAGATCGGGTTCGAAGAATCGTTGTTCTGTAAGTACGGAACCCAGATCACAGGATTACCCTTAAGGGTTACTGCGCCTGCGTACTTAGCGAGATCAACGCCGAGATTGTCGTTACGGGATTCCAACAGCTTCTCAAGATCTTCCAACACGTTGTACGTGGTGAAGAACATCCAGTCGCTGTCGCTCTTACCGCCACCGAGTTCGTTGAACTGCTTCGGTGCTTGGAAGTGAGTAAACTCAATAGCCTTGCGAGCTTTGGCTACCATGTCATCACGACTTACCGAAGTGTAGTTAAACGACCAGTTCTTCCATCCCGATACTGTGTTGGTATTAATACCAGCAGCACCGTTTGAAAAACCTGAGGGATTACCACCGGTAAATCCACCAGCTGGTGTCGTTGCGGATTTTTGAATCCAGAACGGAATTCCGGACGGCTTACGTGGAGACTCTGTGTCCGAGCTTGGAGCTGTCCACAGAGAAGTCTCAGCCAGTTCAAAGACATCGTTGTACATCGAGTGACGACGAACATCGATTTCTCGGATGATCGTTTCACGATCTGATTGGAAGCTGTCCTCGTGAACGTCGTAGCTGAAGTTAGCTGTCAGTTTACAGAAAGGCTGTTTCGCTTCTGTGGTCAGATCTTTTACCGATGTAGCATCAACGCTGTACAGTTCACTGTACTTCGCCGTACCGGTGTTACTTGTTTGCACCTTCCAATTCAGTTGGTGTCCACCCTGATACGGAGTACGGGTTTTACCACTGAGAAACTTGGAAGCAAAAATGTGATGCTGTTGATCTAATGAAAGATCAATCCAGCTTTTTCGCTTAAACGATTGCAATGTCAAATTGACAAAGTCGTCTAATTGGTCAGGCATCAAAGCCATGGCTCAATTCCTTATATATCAAACCGTCACAGCTCGCCGTTCTCTCGGAGGTATCCATCGAATACATCCTTAAGTGCTGCGTCATTAACGATGTCATTCGGATCGGATTCGGCTGCTACCTGTTTGGTGCTGCCTCCACCGCCAAGCCTGCGTGAGCTGGCCTTCCTCATCTTGTCGTTAAAACTGCGTCGGTTTTGGTCATCAATTTCGTTACCAAAAACAGAGCGGTATGCCTGATCGATAAGCTGGTCATCCGGTGGAACCGGTTGTCCCATCTGAGCGAAGCTGTTTGCCATCACTTCCATTTGCGTAAATAACCTCTCTCTGTTCTGCGCTTCACTACTAGATGGATCTAACTCCATGTAGCTACTGTCACCAAACAGATCGCTGTTACCGACTTCTCCTACGAGATAATCGAAATGGTCTATCTCAGACTGAGCTTGTTCTGAATTTCGTACACTTTGGTACTGATCAATTACGCCCTGCTGATCTAGTAAAGTTCTGGCAAGCACATCAAAGTTTTCGCTGTACTGGCTGTGCATCTGTGATGCGAGTCCATTAATAGCGGCTTTGAAATCCTCGTCGTACTCATCTCCCAGATTTACCTGAAAGGGTGCAAGCGTGTTATTACCTGGCGGAATTTGTTCTTCACCAGACTGTGGCACTGCCTGCTGCTGCGACTGATATGACCACTGCTGGTACTGATCAAGCATTGCGTTGCCCTGATCAAAACCTTCAACGACACGTCTCAGTGCAGTTTCGTTCTGAAAGTCATCCGGATTAAATCCGTAAACCTCAGCACGATTAATCAAATCAGGATTAAACGTCTGATCTGATAACGAGAGGTCGTCAGCGATATCTTCTGCGACCTCACTTGTTTCATCCTCAGATATTGGCTCGCTGCCTCCAATATCATTTTCTTCAATCTCATCACCCTCTAACTCGGCGATGACTGCTTCATCCTGATCGGTCAAAATAATTTCTTCGTCAGCCATGGACCCCTCTCCTTGCTTTAATGAGTACGTGGAGCTGCATCACCATAACCAGCATCGCGGTCATATAAACCGCGATGCTTTAGGTAACGTGTTCGCTCCGCGCGTGAACTAAATACAGCTGTACCATCACTGGTAAAGTCAACTCCGGTGAAGCCATTCTTTTGCGCGTCTTCCCTGAACTCACCGATTTGTCTGCTTGGTACACCAGCTGAATCACTGCTCAGTCCGGTTGCCCAACCTTTCGCACCGAATCCCACCTCAGTGCTTTTGGATTTCCTTGGATCAGGTTCGGGATGGTCGTGCCAACGGTTCACACCATCCGCATCAGTCCAAAGCCATTCACGTTTGGCTGGCATTACTTCTTCCTCCGGCTGACCTTCTTACCACTCTTCTTTGCATAGCGTTTCGCTGCGGCACGCCCGCTCTTTGAATAACTGAACTTCTTCTTTCCGACTCGTGGCATAGCTACCTCCTACGTGGCTTTCTCACGCCCCATCTGACCCATCTGCTGCTGATTGGGCTGACCGCCCTGTAAAATCTGCTGCATGACATTACTTCTGGATTTCTCTGTACCACCGGTTGGAACACTACGTCTGACGTTCTCCCGTACCGTGACTGATGGTTTCGGTGGCTGCTCCGGATTAGGCCCAGGCCTGTCCTCTTTCGGCTCTTGGAATTTGACAATGCTCTTAAGACGTGGGACATCCATCAGTTCGCTGTAGATATTGACCAGCTCCTGAATGTCGAGCGTACCGCCGTACTGCTCCATCATCGGCTGCATTGGCAGTGCAATCTGCTGTATGAAGTTGCTGATGTTCTGTAGTCTTTCACTCGGAGACTTGTACATCATCGAGAACGGTTCGACCTCAAAGTTGTACTGAAGGAAATCACCCTCCCGCATCTCCGGTGTCCACGTCATATCCACCGTCGCACCGGCAAACGTATAATCACCAGGCAGTTCTTTGGTCTGATCCATCCACAACAGCCAGCCGAGATCCTGACAGATGTTGCTGGCAAAGGAGACCGTGCGATACTGCATGTTGGCTTCACGCTTATTTACTGCACCATGGATCAAACGATCCTGCCCAAGGGTATCAGCTGTTGGCCCAAGCCCTGCCATCATCTGAAGATTACCGGCCATGCGATCAAACAGATCACGCATCATGTGCCCGTATGCCTGATTACCCTGATCAACACCACCCATCTTCAGCACGTTCACAGCTTCAGGGTTATCAACTCGTGTCCACTCACCATCACTTGCACGCTCCAGACGCTGCGCATCCTCGTGATGTCCCATTTGATAAAAGGGAATATCCTTTTGTCTTTGTGCCTGTCGCTTTTGTTTTCTCAGCAAACCATTAATGATGTCATGCATACTCTTAAGGTTCATTGCCGGTGATACAGGCATGATGTGATCCGGCACATCAGTGGTAAGACTGAGAGTGTGGAACGGGCCATTCTCAGGCCCGTCCCACTCAACGACTCTCAGCGGAGGCGTGTTGCGCCCGACCGCATGTGTGACGATCAGCTTCTCGCGCGGTAACCAGACATCCATGAGGTCAATGGATTTCTCCATATCGTTCTGAGGGCGGTCGCCCTTCATCATGTCACGGACTGCCTCTTCACCCTCCATATCCTCCCAGTGTGGAAACTTACTTGTGGGATCAAGGGTCTTGAGAATCGACTGGTCATAACCAGGATCTGCTAAAACCTTTTTGATCGGTAGTCGATACTTGTTCAGTGCCCAGCGTATCTTTCGCCATTCAGTAGCTCGGGTGTCGTAGACAAAGTCATCAAGCGATATGTTCTCTGCAAACGGTTTGCCTGGATCAACCCATTCGTCTTCACCCTCAAGCTTCACCAGACCAGCGTCAGCTGAATAAACTTTGACAACACCAATACAGAAGAAAGCCTCAAGCACTGCTTTACGCAGGATCTGCTCAAGATGAATTTCATTAATCAGATTGTTTAGTCCCACCTGAAAGTGATGTGAAAACCAGTTCAGCTCAGGATGCTTACTGGTAATCAGAACTCTGGGACGATTTGCTGCGAGAGCCATGGTGTACGTTTCAGCCGTCTGATACATCAGATTCATAACGACTTCAGGCACAGGATCTTTGTTTGCGTTGATCCCGTAATAGCTACCGGCGTAATCTTTTACAAACCGGTTACGTACTTCTCTAAATGGTTTTAACGCGCGTGTAGAATGGTCTATCGCCTTTAGCAGACGTGACCTATCTAGTTCATTATTAGGATTCATCAGGCCCACTTGTCAGAGTAAAAGGCAGCTCTACGCTGTTTGCGCTCCTTCAATCTCCAAGCAATACTGCCATGAGGTGCCTCCTCCTCACCAAACTCCCGATCAACCGGAAGCGGAGGTCTTTCCCTAACAGCATGCCAGCAAATTGCAGCAGCTATGACTCTATCCCCGTGCGCCTGTCCTTTAGATGAATCATCCTGTGTCTTCACGCTGCGTGAGTGTACGACCTTTCCGTCCTTGTAGACGTACTGACGACACTCATCGAGCAGCTTATCACTGCGAATGGTCATCTCTCCTGATTGTATAGCGTTAGATAAATTGGAAAGAACAGCAAGTTTGTTCTTCTCGTTGCTATACCACCCAGGATTCTTTGTCTTCTTTTTGTAAGCCCGATTCTCAACATTACGGTAATAGATGTTGGGGTAGGCACGATCCAGTACCTGTCGGGTAAATGCACCACCAGGTGCGCCATTCATTTCCCAAATCAGATAGGCACTGCGATACCACCGGCACAAACTAATCACATAGTCTGCAAAGACTTCCGGCCTTAAACTGTTCGTTGCGTATTCCGCAACCTGCTCATTAGTAACGCGATCCATAACAACGGCAACAGAATTAGAGCTGTAGCTGCCAGCAAGTCCGGCAGCAATATCGCAACCGACAACATACTGGCCTGAAGCCAGTGGCTCATTATTGGCGTTTCGGTGGCACCAGAGTCGGAGTGGTCCGTCCTCGGTTTCGTTGAAGTCTGGGTCCAGTGTCTCTTCGTCATAATATAGAATCCCCCGACCATAAGGTCGCAATATGGACGAACGCGCTGCTTCGTAAAGATCCTTGCCGAATATCTGGTATTCACTTCCTCCGTAATCACGGTCAAGCTCCTGAGCAATACTCTGTGGTGTTGCACCAGGCCGCATACATTCCTTGTCGTAATACGGGCTTCGGGTTTTGCCATCCAGCACAAACGGATAGCCTTCTTCAAACGGATGATCCTTATCGATGATATTCAGATCACCCTCGTCGCTGGTGTATAACCCAGGCCGTCTGTCAGGGTGATCCTTCCAATCAAGGATGATCTTCTCAATGTTGCTTGGCTGATGCATCACATCGTAATAAGCACCACTGGCACCCTTAGGTGTGGACACAAAGATACGGCAATCCGTTGCATGCTGAGCTGCTGCCAGACTCTTGTAATCATCACCCTTTGGGAATGCTGCAAACTCATCGATACCAATGGCCTTCTTACGACCACCACGGAATGCATCCTCTGTCGTACTGGCCCCTTCAAACGTACTGCCGTTATCTCTGTTCTCCATCAGCATTACGCTGCGATAGACATTCTTCGGACGCATCCACGGTGGCAATCCACCGACCCGACCATCACCGGTAAGTAAGAAGTCCAGCTTCCACATGAGCGTATCCTTCTTACCTGGCTTATCCACCAGATCAGCAGTTCGGCTCATAATGCCGAAACTGCTGAAGGGTTTGAACATCCAATGGTAAAAGAACAACGTGAGGAACATCCACGTTGCACCAAGGTCACGAGACTTCTCGATGCCAATATCCCTGCCACCAAGCACTTGATTCATCTGAACAAATGCGGTGTCCTGATAGTCATACGTAATAAACGGAATCACGTTACTGGTCGTACCAACCAGTCGTGATGATCGTGGTTCATATAGCCAGCAGAACGCATTGATGAAGAACAGAATGTCTTCGCTGCAAGCCGTATACAAGATACGTTGCTTATCAAGAGTGTCTGCCCATTTAAGCAGGTCACTGCGATACTCAAGGTTTTCCTTAAGCGTCTTGGGAACCTGCTGATACAGTTTGGTCAAAGCGTTCGGCTACGTGGATCTACCGGTGCATTGCGTTCGTAATACTCCATCTGAAGCTGCATTGCACGCTGCACATCAAGCATGATGCGTACCTGCTTGTACTGCTTGTAAACGGCTATGCCATTAAGCGACAGATTTATTACGAAGAAACCGATACCGGTAATCAAAAAAAGTTTTCGCAGCATTGTATGTCCTAATCTAAAGCACTGATCATCTGAGCTATCTGCTCAATACTGTGTTCAGTGGCTTTCATCCCTGTATCCTGCTCCTGCTGAGCATTGATCTTCATCTGTTCCCTGATAACCAACTCCATAAACTTCGTTGTGTTATCAACTGCCCAGACCAACATCGACCAACCCCCAGGCGAAGGTGCATCCTCAGGTGTTATCAGCCACTCCTCTACCTCGCCTTTGGCCTTATGCAAGTTGTGATAAGACCAGGCGATGTCCTCCGGCAGGCTGGACTCGCTGACATCAAATTCGCCAAGCACACGGCTTAGCTCTATTTGTTTCTCTTCGTCTGCATTCAGATCCATTTCCGACTGATGCAGTTCCCTCTTCTCTAAAAAGCTTTGCTTAAGCAAATACTCATCGTGAAGCTTTCGCTCCACGTCCGGCCCCTCGTAGCCCATACTTAAACAGGCATTAAACGATGCCGTATGATTACTCTGACCTTCCTCACGGTTGGCATCATAGTACTTACGGTACGCCTTATACTTCCCATCACGTCTGAGCCTGTCGATAAACAAAGCCCACCCAGGTCTGCGGCGTTTCTTTTTCTCTGTCATCTTGTGCGGAATGTTTTGTAAACCGGCACAGCAGACGCATGGGTGATTGCCAGTCCAACCACGTCTGCATCCATTTCGGTTGACGTTAAATTAATACTCCACTGCCCGTTACCCTCGTGCGTTGCTGATCCACTGAGCGTTCCCTGAGTTCCACCATCCTTGGTAATCTTCAAAGTAACGGTGCCGCTCGTAATGGCGGCACCGTTTGATACTGCAACTAATGCAAACGTATATCCGGTGACTGCCAACGCTTTGGGAAATAACTCATCGTCGTTGATGTCTCCCACCAAATGATTCGCTTCGACGTAAATCGGAACATACGAGATCGCCGTACCCATTCCACGGGCAACGATAAACTCAATCGTATCGGTCCCAATAAATCCAGGCCCGATCAAATCCTTAATCGGCATTAGCTGGCCCTTGTTCTACTGGTCGGATTGCTTGCATCATTAATCGTCCATGTCATGGCCGTCGTACTGCCATCAACCTTCTTACCGGTAATTGTTGTGCCGGATATAGCGAACTCGCTCACAGCACACAAAATCATGTAGAGTAATTCGGAAGGTGTTCCATTCTCTCCGTCTACTGCGTAGGCTTCGGTAAGATCTGTTGTCCACATGGCATCCATCTCAGCTTTAGTCGGGGGATCGTAAGCATTGAGAGCATCGGTACACTCGCTTTGAACTTCCGTATCCCAGCTTGAGTTCCATGGAATTGCTGTGTAACCGGTGCCCGTATAATCTCTCTGTGCCTGTAAACTGTCCGTCGTATTAACGAAGTCATCCCAGTCAGCAGTGCTCTCCTTACTGACAAGCTTGGCAATAATCGAGTCGTCTGCCACATCACTACCAGCTACCGAGGCACTAACAAGATGGTCAAGACCGAGTGCAACCAAGGCATCATTACACTCACTCTGTACCTCAGCATCCCAACTACTGTTCCACGGTATCGCGGTCAAACCACTACCGGTTTGATCTCGTAATGCCTGCAAACTATCAGTAGTGTTTGCAAAATCATCCCAGTCAGCTGTACTCTCTTTGCTGACAAGCTTAGCCACAATCGAGTTATCCACTACATCACTGCCAGCAACAGACGCAGATACCAGATGATCCAAACCATACGTCACAATTGCTGCATCACATGCTGCATTTATCTGATCGGTGGCATCAGAACCTTCGATACTAACCACATCGACACGAGCATTGGCATCAAAAGCAGAAGCACTAGCAGCAAATAAAGCATCGTAAATGGCCTCTTCCAACACCTGAAAGGTTTTAAAAACAGGCAAAGCACCAGACATGTGACACGCAATCTGGAGTTCACCAACAGTATTGGTGTCCGTTGCGTTAAGAACAACAACATAGAACCCAGCT